TATGAAAAATGTGCCGTAATACGTGATTTAATAGAGGCTCGCGAGAGCCACGTAGGCATAACAAACGAATCGAGCGAAACCACCGCGTCGGAGACCACCTCATGTTAATCGCGCGCGCCGCCCCACGGTATTGTTAATAACTATCAGTAAATTGTTAATAACTATATCATCCAGATTTTCAGGGGTCAACTATTTTGATTATATTTATACTATAAATAACAAACATTAATTATGAAAAAAGCTAAGCACAAATACCCAGTAGGTACAGAGGTAAAATTCAAATACTTTGATGGATCTATTCACATTGGGGTAGTCATCAAGCAGACTTATCAAGGTGACTCATGGGATCATCTGGAAACAGACTACAAGCAAACTCTATATACTATGCAGGTACCTGATAGGCACGATAGTAGAGGCTTTATGTTGTACCCATCTGTTGGTCCACATAGAATTATCGAGTCTAACGGGGTAACTAATAAAGAATACGCCTTCACAAAGAAGAACGTATTAAGCGGTTCAACTAGAAAAAAGTCTAAGGTAATCACAAATAAATTTAACGATACCACGTCTGAATTAGATGATGCCATCTCAAAACAACAAGACTTTATTAGTGGAAAAAATAAACGTTAATAAATTGTTAATAACTTTTGAAAATAAATTGAAAATAATCACCCCAGATTTTTTTATGTCGTTTATTTTTATTATATTTATACTATAAATAACAACAAACAAACAAAACCTATGTCAAACACTCATTCAAACTCCTCATTCTGGTATGACTTCGATCAAGACGATACTGTAGATATTTTAACTGGAGAAGATATTAAACCTGGTAAAGATTACGTAAAAATGGCTGCTACTCTTAGAGCCATATCAAACTTTGTTCGAATCGTAACTGGAGAAAACATTCCTGTAAAATACAGCAACAAAGACGAAAGTTTTACTGATGGTAAACAAGTCGTTATATCTGGTAATATTAAAGACAAAGATTTCGACCCTACTGTTGGTTTAGCACTTCACGAAGGTTCTCACTGTAAACTAACAAATTTTGATCTTCTAAAACAAGACAATTTTGATGAGTATATTAAATTAAACTTTAATATTACAGAAATAGCTGAGAAATACGGCTATTATGAAACAATGTGGGACGATGAAAAAGACCAATATGTTAATACACATACAATAAATACTAGGCACGCTATTAATAAAGTAGCATCTACACTTAAACAAATATTAAATTATGTAGAAGATAGACGAATAGATAACTTTATCTATAAATCAGCTCCTGGATACCAAGGATATTACAAAGCTTTATATGATAAATATTTTCATGCTAGTGTTATAGATAAAGCTCTTAGGTCTGAAGAAAAAACTAGTCTTGATTTAGATTCATATATGTTTCGTTTAATTAATCTTACAAACGTTAATAGAAACCTTGATGCTCTTCCCGACCTTAGAAAAATCTGGTCTATATTAGATCTTAAGAATATCGATAGACTTAAAAATACAGGTCAAGCATTAGACGTTGCAGCTGAGATATACAAAGTAATAGATTCAAATATTCCAGAAATTAAAAATGTTGAAGAACAAAAAGATGGTGGAGACAATCAAAAAAATAGTGGTGAAGGTTCTTCTAGTCAAGAAAGTAATGGTTCATCTAGTAAAGATTTAAGCCAAGAAGATATTGATAATATTGCAAAGAAAATTGTAGAGGATGAAGGTTCTACTAGTCAAGGTTCACCATCTAATAATGGTAAAGCTTCTAAAGCTATAGAATTATCAGATTCTCAAAAAAGAAGTTTAGATAAAGCCATTGAAAAACAAAAAGAACTTTTAAACGGCGAGGTTAAGAAATCAAACCTATCTAAAAAAGATAAAAACAATGTACAAGCTATTGCTGATTCTGGTTCAGACCAAAAAACCGTTGGTAAAGGTCTTCCAAAAAATTGGTATGATAAAACTGGTACTGGTACAGACTGTTTAGTTATTAAAAATATTTCAGCTAATCTAGCAGAGTCTAATGTCTACCAAACATTTTCTAAACAATACAAATGGAGATTTGAAAATAATGCAGAAGCTATCAATAAAGGTATAGTTTTAGGGTCTAAACTAGGTAGAAAATTACAAGTTAGAAACGATGAACGAACATTAAAATATAGTAGACTTAACAAGGGTAAATTAGACAAAAGATTGGTTGCTAGTCTAGGACACGGCTATCAAAGCGTATTTCAACAGGTGTTTGAAGAAAGATTTAAGCCTGGAATAGTTCACATTAGTGTTGACGCATCAGGCTCTATGAGTGGACAAAAATGGATAAATTCTCAAGTAGCTACTGTTGCAATAGCTAAAGCAGCTTCAATGGTACAAAACTTAGAAGTAGTTATATCTTATAGAAGTACCGAACAAATAGGTAAAAAAATGACTCCAGCAATATTTATAGCCTATGACAGTAGAAAAGATAAGATTACAAAGATACAATCTTTATTCAAATACATCAATTGTCCAGGTACTACTCCTGAAGGTCTTTGCTTTGAAGCTATTCAAAGAGAAATTGTTGATGGTTCTAGTGGTGTTGAAAGTTTCTTTATTAACTTTAGTGATGGCGAACCATACTTTGAAAATGCAGATATTACCTACTATGGAGATGCAGCTTCTAACCATACTAAAAAACAAGTAGACAATATGAAATCTAGAGGCATTAAAGTTCTTAGCTATTTTATTACTGGAGGTTACAGTTCAGATAAAGGCAACTTTACTAAAATGTACGGTAAAGACGCTGAATTTATTGATACTAACTCTTTAGTTCCTCTAGCAAATTCACTAAACAAAATGTTCGCAACAGCATAATGAATAAAATAATATACATATCGTTAGCGTTAATACTATTTGGTTGCAAAAAAGAAACAACAGTTCCAATTAGCCACGATTTTGAACTAGACGTAAGGTTAAGTGCTGACTCTGCAGGTTATTATCATTTACCAATGTCAGAGAGTTGGCAAACTTTACATAGAATTTCAGGCAAAGTATCACCTGTTAGTAATACATATGATTTAACCAAAGTTTATTGGACTAGTTCTCATTATTGGTATATTGGAGATACTTTAGGCTATATCATACACTTTAATAATATGCTAAATGATATTTATATCTATAGTACAGTTGATACTTCGTATATAACTTGGTTTGACGGTTTTGAGGTACCTACAATAAATGAGGTTTGTTATAGTACCGAAGATGGTGAAATAAATATAATGTTAGCCCCTGTAAAATCAATGAAGGGCGATACCATACATATAACATCAATTGCTGAATTTGCTGATGGATACACGGATAAAATTGAACTAAATATAATATTAAAATGAATATATTTGACCATGATTCTGGAGATTTTAAAATGATAGATCTTGAAAACTTTTTTGAAGACATACAGAAAGGAGCTATGGATTCTGGATATGAGTTATTTATGACTCACGGAATAAGTGGTATGAAAAGGGAAATGGGAAGTAAAGATCCAGTATCTTTGGCAAATAAGTTAATACAATTTTATATTAGATATGAAGAGTATGAAAAATGCGGTGAACTGCAAAAGTTAATTGAGGAACATAAAAAAGAATGTCAGACAAAGTAGAAGATATATTATATCAAGCCCATAAAGAAGGCATATGGGAAGAAGTTCTTCAGGTATCTAAAAGCTTAGATAGCAAAGGAAAACATTTCTTTAGTTATGGAGACAAAATAGAGGCAGCATACAATATAGCAAAAAATAAAAACGAGAAAGGTTATGAAAATAAATATTTGGATAAAAAAAGAAGAAGCAATAAGCGGTAATATAACTAAGTATTACTCAACCGAGCCAGTAAGTAATCTAAAAGATCCTGACAAATATGAGACTGACTATGTTCAAGTGTCTATATCTAGAGATGAATTTGCAATTTTAGAGGACAATAAGGTAAGTATATACGATCTCCAAGACATGTCTATGAAAAAAGAAGATTGGTTGGTTTCGCAATACAATAGAAATAGGAATCCAGAAGACTGCATAAAATCTAGAGAAGAAATACCCTATATATTTGAAAAAAACCCCGATAACGGTAAAGTATACCGTAGAAAATCTGGAGATATTAATAATAGAGAACAAGTTTCTATGGGTGTTGTTGAAAGAGATTATTCTGGAGAAAAAGGATTAGAGTCTCTTTTAGCAGAAGTACAAGACAAAACTGGTGGAGAATTTACCGCATGGTTTTACAAGCTTACAAAAAACGAACAAACAAAACTAAGTAATTATTACAAAAACAACTAAAATAAGTTATATGATAAATTCAAAAGAAGCATTTCTATCTAGATTTGCTAGAACCAAAAAAAGATTATTAAAGAAATTTCCAGGAGCAACCTTAAGTGCTACTCCATCTGGTCAATCATACATTAGCCAAGACGGAAAAAATATTATTGGAGAAGAGTACCCCGACCTAGCAATTGCTAACACTGCATGGGAGGCTTGGAGAAATCTAGATACAGTAGAATATTGGAATAGAATTAATACGCGAAATAAGAAAAAACTGAGAAAGTCATTAAATCACATAGTAGTTTCTGGTGATACATCAACCTACGATCCAACTGATTATATTGAAAGTCCTGAATCGTTTGCTACAAGTGACGGAAAAGAATGGGGCGATGAGTAAATTTACTAAAATATTTAACGAATTTATAGATGCTTGGGAAGACCTAAAGAAAGCCCAAAAGAAAATGAAAATTGGTGAAATGTCCAGTGAAGAATTTTTCGATATAGATTGGCACTTTGATGAAGTACACAGAAAATTTATTAAAGAATTACAAAAATAAGTTGAAAAAAGTTTTCATATTACAAAAATTTTTATTATATTTTATATAACTTTATTATTTAAAGTGTTTGAAGAAAGATATACATACCGGGGTTAAGCTGAAAACCCGTCCAAAAAGGAAATAGAGTAGGCATCATGCTAAAACAATTAAAAAAATGGCAAAAAAATTTAATCACAACAACAGACAAGAAAGAACAAAGTTTAATCCTGCAAAATTTGGCTCTACTTGGGCTAGCATATTTTGGAAAGGAAAACCAGGACTGTCCCCACAAGGAGACGCTAATCAACCGGTAATAGGATCACTTAATATTGGCGGTAAAGAGTTTGACTTAACATTCTCAGAATGTAATAAGCTTATTGAAACTTTGATCGATGCTAAAGACGCTGCTCGTACATCAAAACGATTAGGCATGGATAGAACATCTACTCCTCACGTTAGCTTTATGGACGTTGTTTCTGATATGCAACAAAATAGATAGGAGAAAATTATGGAATTATTTCAACATCAACTACTAATAGTAGGAGGAATCATAGGCATAGCAGTGGGTAGTTTAGGTACTACCTACTGGCTAGGCAAACAAATTAAAGAGCTAAAATCTATTATACTAGATAAGCGAATGATAGTTAATTTACTAAAACAGGCACTTAAAGAAAATAAGCCTAAGAGAAACTATAAGCGTAAATATTCTAGTAATAGTAGATCTAAAAATACTACTGTTAAAAAGGTGAATAAAACGGCTAAAGCTTGATATTTATTTTATATAACGATTGGTACTGCGGGTCAGTCGGTTATAAGTTAAAACTAATGTTTAACACAATTAAAATTATCTAAGGAGATTATTATGACAACACTAAGAGTGAACACGCCTTTCGGCACAAGACTATTCCCAACTGATTTATTATTTAAGAATTTTTTCGACCAAGCTTCGGCTTTTGAGACTAATGTTGATAGGAAAATAAACCATCCTGTTGACATTATCTATACGGAAGAAGCATTAATATTTGAAATTGCTGCAGTTGGGTTAGATAAGGAAGACATCAATCTTTCTACAGAGGATGGAACTATGTTAAAGGTTTCATATACTAAACCAACCATCGAATCTAATGATTCAGACCAAGACGCAGGAGAATATATCCACAAGGGTATTGCTAAAAGGTCTTTTGATTTAGGGTGGAAGATTAGTCCTAAATTTGATTTAACTAAAATTACGGCAAAAATGGAAAACGGTCTTTTAAGATTAGAAGTACCTGTTTCTCCAGACAGTAAGCCAAAAACAATTACAATTAAATAGGTTATAAATAAAAACTGGCCCGCAGGCTAATGTTATATGAAAAAAATATTTTACAATGGAGATAACGCATACGTAGTAGTTAGAGAAATTGGCGAAAGCTGCATAGATCCAAACACGTATGGTATTACAAATTCTAGGTATGGTTTAACGGCTGAACAAGTAGCAATGCAAATACTTAAAATGTGGAAAGACGACAATAATTGCGACCACGTACTCAGAAAGGGAAATAAGTATTTACTTTGCCAAACCATTAAAGACGCTCAGATTGTAGAATAATAATGTTTAAAACTATATTTATATGTATATAACGAAGGTGTTAGGAATTCTTCCTTCAAGTTGTTTGCGTCTGAGACGTCACAGATAGCTAAAAGAGTTCAGCTGGGTTGGGTTGGTGGTGTATAAAGGAATTCATATGGGAATAGGTAAACGACATTTATGGAAAATTGATGATGTACTTGACCCCAATTCTAACTTTTGGGAAAACATCGAAGAGGACATGTCATCCTATGTCGAGTCCTTAACCGAGCTAGAAGCTAAATCAATATCTACAGAAAAATTTAAAAGCGATTTTACAGAATATTTTAACAACATAGCAAATAGAAGCCTATATAAAGAAATAAAAGAAGCTGAAGACATTGTCACTAAAGTTTTATGGAATCTACTGACAACAGAAGATAAAGAAGACCTATTCCACGACGACATTGATTTTTTTAATGATTGGATAGATAGGTGCCCTAAAGATTTACTTGATAAGTATGTTAAACATCTATCAAAAGGCGAAAGTATCAGAGATTCTATTGACAAGTCTTTAAATTACGGAGATTATTTTGATGCGGCAAATATATCTCCAACGGCTGTTAATGTGAGTTCAAAGTGGGGAACTTTATCTATGTGTTCAACTGATAAAAATATATTAGATAAAATAAAAGACCTATTTGAATCTAATGGAAATAAACTAATATCTAAGTCTGAGGACAGCGTTGATATGGTTGATGGAGTAGATATTATCTTATACACATATCACTTTTCAATAAAAAATATATAATTATTTATTATGAAAGCTAAAATTTTACCTTTACTAATTGCCTTATCTGCATTAGCAGTGTCTGGTTCAGCAGCGTTTTATTCAGTATTCGGTTTAAGTAAGTTATTTGCAGGCGCCAGTCTCCAAGTAATCATCATGGCAGGTAGTCTTGAGTTTGCAAAGCTTGTTGTAGCATCGCTATTATATCAATATTGGGATACTATAAATAAAATACTAAGAGCCTATTTAGCCATTGCATGCTTTGTATTGATGATTATAACTAGTGGAGGTATATATGGATTTTTATCTGGAGCCTATCAATCAACAGCAACAAAGTCAGAACTACTTGATAAGTCATTATCAATATTGAAACAAAAACAAGTTAGGTTTGAAGAGTCTAAACAAGATATTAAATATGAAAAAGAAGGCCTGACTAAATCTATTTCTGATTTAAGAATATCTTTATCAAATCCAGCTCAAGTGCAATACATAGACCGAGAATCGGGCCAATTAATAACTACAACCTCATCCTCAAGTAGAAGAGCTTTACAAAATGAATTGGCTAGAACCTTAGATGACCGAAATATTATAAATGAAAAACTGGCCGCAATTGAAGATTCTATAACAAAGACCGATATGGCTATATTAGACAAGCAAGTAGATAACGAACAGGAACGTGAATTAGGACCATTAAAATATCTTGCAGAGACAACTGGTAAAGATATGAATACGGTTGTCAATTGGTTTTTATTAATGATTATATTTGTATTTGATCCATTAGCCATTGCTCTAGTAGTCGCTGCAAATATGGCTTTTGCACAGCTAAAACCTAAAGATATTGTAATGTCTGTACCAGACGGCATGGAATTTAATAAACCTTACCCAATGCCAAAATCTTGGTACGAACCAAAGATAAAAAAGCAAGATCTAGTTGTCGATGACCTAGAAGAAATGATTAAAACAAATGAGGAAATATTGGCAACACCCACGACGGCTATTAAAAAATCAATAAAAGATAAAAAAATTGAAAATTTAGAGATATATAAAGAAAAGGACAAAGCATATTACCAAAGCTTGGTTAAAAAAGGAAAGCTTAGCAGAGTTCAAATAGGTCAACTAAGAAATAAGGGATTGTTATGAAAAAAGAAATAATAGAATACTACACTGAATTTAGAAAAGGAACAGCTTGGAACGAACGAGAAGGCGCAACATATAGATGGATGGAATGTAAACGATGTGGCCAAATGTCAAAATGTGGAGACGAAGCTACTGCAATAACATGTAATCAGTGTGTACAGGAATTAGTTGGACCAGTAGAATTTGGTGCTCCAAAATCAGATAAACCTAGAGGTTGGACGCTAATGAAAGAATTTGTTGACAAGGATGGCAATGTTTTCCATAAAGGCGTAGAAGTACCTGAGCTAAAGGGTAGTATTAAACCTAGTGAAAAAGGAGAGCGAAAAAAATCTGAAAGAATGACTAAAAGAGAAAAAGAAGAACTTATGGCAACAGCAGCCCTTAAATTGCATAGCCTTAAAAAACAACTAGAAAAAACCCGTTGGAAAAAAGATAAAAAACCAATACTTAGCGAAATAAAACTCCACTCAAAGGTAGCCTCAGCAAAATTCCCAAGAAATTTTGACAGAGAAAAATACTTAAAAACCTATAAAAATAAATAAACTTCACAAATAATTTTTCTATATGAATAATTTTTATTATATTATAATATAATGAAAGAGATACTAGAAGAAATAATTGTACTATTAATATTATTATTTATCGTATCAATTGTTTTATCAATTCTCTTTTTTATATGGATTATATATTTACCAATAATAACGGTTAAGAGATTTTTAATATGGATAAAGACTACGACTTTTTAATATATAAAAGAGGTAACGAAACAAAAGAAGCAAAATCTATTGAATTAAAGCTTCCAAATGACATGACTTGCAATGAATTCAAAGTTGTATGTGTTAGAATGGCACATGCTATAGGATACCATGAAAAATCTGTCAGAGAAACTTTTGGTGATATCGAAGACAAAAATTTAGATAGAGACAAAAAACAAATGAAATTATTATTTGACTAATATGAAACAAACTGAAGATATTAAAACACTAGTTCTAGAAAGAGTAGCCCCAGGAGACAGATGGAAACCTGTAGGTAGAACAGACAAGATACTAGATTCACTAACAGACGGATTGGAATATGTGTTTAGAGATACTGGATGCAGAGATTATCATTTAGCGGCGTTTGATGGAAAAGTATATTCTATCAACCAAGTAGAAAAAACGCCAGAACCACCACGTCAATTTAGTTTATACGGAGAATAACGATGACAGAAGAAACAATAGCAAAAATAACAGATTACGTTTATAAGAATTATCCATCATACAAGGGTGAAAGTCTAATTATTAGGGAAAAGTCTAATTGCTTTCATATATGTAAACACGAAGATGGATCTCCTTTAATAATAGGAAAAAAAATAGGGAAATAATATGAATTTAACAGAAGACCAAATACTAGAGAACTGGAATAAATTGATTCAGGCAATAGAAGATAATTTTGAAGGCGATAGAAAAAATAAATTACTAGAGCTTTATAATAAATTAGGAGAAACTATGATGTTGGCTCCAGCGTCTGGAATAGAACATTTTCATAACTGTTTTGCTGGTGGATATGTTGACCATGTACTGAGAGTAATGTCGTGTGCAGATAAGGTATACAACATGTGGAAAGATATGGGATCCCATGTATCTAATTATTCTCACGAAGAATTAATGTTTGCAGCCCTTAACCATGACTTGGGTAAGGCCGGAGACATTGACAACGAATATTACGTACCTAACCCTAGTGAATGGCATAGAAAAAATCAAGGTAAGATTTATGATCCTAACCCTAACATTCAGCACATGACTGTTCCACATAGGAGCATATGGTTGCTTTCAAATTTTGGAATAAAGTTTTCGCAAAATGAAATGATAGCTATACTAACACACGATGGAGTATATGACTCAGCAAATGATGCGTACCTTAAACCTTATGGTAAAGAAAAAGCTTTATGGAATAATTTACCAATAGTACTCCACCATGCAGATCATATGGCTTCTAGAATAGAATATGAAAATTGGAAATTTGGTAATAAGATTGTCGAATCTATTAGTAAAAACCCTAAACCATACGGTAAAAAACCTAAGGTGTCTACTGCAAACGATAACGCTGCAGACTTATTTAAAGACTTATTTGGAGATAATAAATGATTTGGCTAGTATCAGTTTTACTAGTTGTTTCAATTTATACAAACATTAATTTATTTAGGAAAAATGAAAAATTAGAAGACGCAAATGAAGAAACGTTTGACTGGATAGTTTCATACTATAATTCTCTTTCATTAATTTTATCCAATATAAGAGAGTTAGACAATAAAGGTATGTTTGAAAAAGATGACGAAGTGGGTTCAATTTACCATCAAATAAGTTCTGAAATTAAAAAATTGGAGGATTTAATTGGAAAATAAAAAACTATCTCCAGTAGAACAATTCTATTCTGACCTAGAGGAAGAAAGAAGATTAGCAGCAATAGAGGCTTTAAAGACAAAGAGAGGTCGACCTAGAAAAAATAAATTATATTTTACTCTTGAAACTGAAAGAGCAATTATTGCGTATAATAAAGACACTTCTCAAGCGTTAAAAAACAAGGTGTATAATGAGTTCATACATAAACCGCTCATGAAGCTAGCAGAAAATATTATACATACGTTTAAATTTTATTACTTTGACGGCGGACCTAGAGAAATACAACATGAAGTAATAGCATTTATGCTTGAAAAACTGCCAAAATTTGTTGAGGGAAAAGGAAAGGCTTTTTCATATTTTAGTATTGTTGCAAAAAATTATTTAATACAAAATAATAATAGAAACTATAGAGATTTAAAGGCAAAAAAACCTATAATTGCAATAGACAGGGAAAGAGATCTAGGTAGAGAAAGCAGTACACAAGATTATAGAGACGACTTAGATGTATTTATGGAAAAGTTTCCACAATATTATCAAAGAATTGTTGAAGAAAGATTTAGATCCAGCAGAGATAAAAGAATAGCCTATGCAGTTTTAAGACTATTCGAAGAAAGAAAAAACATAGAAATATTCAATAAAAAAGCACTATATATTTTAATTAGAGAAATGACTGACACCAAAACACAACACATTACAAAGGTCGTTAATGTCATAAAGGAAGATTTTAGTGATAAATTCAAAAAATTTCAAGAAGGTAAATTTTTTAATTAAAAAAGTATATTTATAAATGGTTATAACAAAAGGTTATTAAATAAAGGTTATATGAATAGCGCGTGGTTATTCAATAAAGGCTTAAACAGAGAGCATTCTAAATAAGCAAGAACAGAGGAGAAAATTATGAGAACAATTATTTTAACAGTAGTATTGGCATGTGCATCTATTATAGGAACACAGGCACAGACAAAAGGCGATTGGTACATTGGTACTGGAGACGTGGCAAACGTAGCTTGGACAGATTGGGCAGTTTCGCCAACTGTAGGATATGGGGTAACAGACAACTTAATGGTTGGAGTTTCCATAGCTCAAGCAGACTCAACGGTTGATATGGAATTAGATTTCCATGCAAGATATTTTCACAAAGGATATTTTGTATATGCTGCAACTTCAGGCCTAGACACTGAATCTTTAAAGATTGGTTTAGGTAAATTATTCACTATACACAAAGGTGTATACGTAGATCCTAAAGTGGTTTACAACACAGGAGAAAAGACTACAAACCTTATGTTAGGGTTTGGTCTTAAATTTTAATTAACGTCCATATTGGACAAATGCTCTCGACAATTATTAACAATTAAAAAACGGAGAAAACAAAATGGATAACGTAATTAAATATATTACAGGATTCTTTGGCGGATTACTTACAGTACTTATGGCAGTTCTTCCAGTAACGATCTTATGGTTCGTATTAACTGGTGGTTCAGTATTTGGAATGGATGTGATTGCAAATCTTACTACATTAGTAAACGGATTTGGCCAAGGTGGATTCACAGGATTAGTAGTATTACTAGTTGTGGCCTCATTCTTTATTAAAAAATAATAAGAATAGGATACAAATAATTATTAGGCTCGGAGTTAATTCTCCGGGCCTTTTATTTTTTACGGAATCTGATATTTATACTAAAGGGAATTATTATGTTTGAAGAAGAAATATTTCAAGGTAAGAATTTTTCTGACTTATTAAAGGAAATTCATACGAATTCTAAGAAAAAAGATAAGCAGATAAATTCTTTAATTGCTCAATTGCATCCACTAATTAAAAATATAAGCGATGCAACAATACTAGTACCATTAATAAAGGATTATCTAGACGTAGGAATAAAAAATGACGACATGCTGGTTAAAATGGCTAGTATTGTTCAAAGAGCTCAAACCAGATCTGAGTCTGAAGGAAGTGATTTTAGTCTTAGCGATGATGAAAGAAAACAACTATTAGATACAATAAAGGAAACTGAAAAGCCCGTTAAGTGGGAAGAAGAACATGCCAAGGATAAAACCAAGTAAAAAAAGTAATCCATCAGTAACGGGTCAAAATAACCAAGCCAAAGCAATTCAATCAGCTTTACTTGAATCGGCTGAAGTTGTTGATATAATAATGGATCCATCTCATCCAGCCTTTAATCCTAGTCAATATAGGGTTATTGGTAGTATACAGGCTCGAGCTTTTCCAAGAGAGTTTGGTATTTCTGGAGATAGTTGTAGTTGGTATAATCCTTTATTTCCAAACCTAAGACAATATCCTTTACTAGGAGAAATAGTTGTACTTTTGGCAGCCGCTGGAAGAGCAGCTCAATTAAGTACAGCATCAACTGAAAAGTATTATATTAGTATGCCAGTTGGAGTATGGCAAGGAGTTAACCAAAACGGATTACCAGCTGCGAGTTATAATATAAATAAAGCCGGAGGTGATGATAAGAATTATAGAACTTTTACTGGTAACTCTAAGGGAGACGTAAATGACCTTCCATTTGGTAATACATTTGAATCAGATACAATAGCTAGAATTTTTCCATATGAAGGAGATACTATATTGGAAGGAAGGTTTGGTCAGTCCTTAAGATTTGGTAGTACCGTATCTGAACCTGATACCGAAAATGATTGGTCTAAAGACGGAGTTGATGGAGATCCAATAACTATATTATCAACCGGCCACTCAACAACCGATGGAGGGTATCACATAGAAAGTATAAACGAAGATTCTTCAGGGGTATGGATGTTATCAGGACAAAGTGTTCCAATAGATGTAGCCTCTAAATTGGCAGATTCTTATGGCCAAGCTTATGAAAGCGCAAAAGAAGCAGAACGAGAAGCCATTGCTGGACCTGATGCTGCTGAAATTCCAACTGATGGTGGAGCAACTAGTGGAGGTAAGGCTGAAGGAGATCAAAGAGCCGGTGGTGGAGGTGCAGAAAATGGAGAAGGCGAAACTGGGCCAGTATCTGAAACAGAAGTTGAGGCAGATGAAGACATACAAGAAGCTGTTGAAGAACTACAAGATGCTGGAGAATACGATGCGTATAGAAGAGGTAAATTTGTTGAAACAATAACATGTGTAGTTATTGACGGTAAAATTGTAAATAAGGCTTTTGCAGACAAAATATTAACTGTAAAACAAGCAGCATCAAAAGATGGAGTCACTGTTAAAGTTAATAGCGGATTCAGACCTATGGAGGCATATTCAGGCCAAGGGTTTGGAGGCGATGGCCAAATGACTCTTAGAAGAAAAAATGCCGATAAAGCATATCAAGGTACCAAGTCTGGATTGTCAAAACCAGCTGGGGTATATGACGATGGTTGGTCAAAGCAGCAAAAACAAGGCGGATATTTTGATCCATTAACCGCTGGACCAGGACATTCCAACCACCAAAATGGTAAAGCATTTGATATAAATACAGGTATGGGTAAAAGATGGGGACATCCAAAAAGAGATCCAGACTTTAAAGGTTATAAAGAAACATCTAAAACTTGGAGATGGCTTGTTGCAAATATGCATGAGTATGGATTTATTAGAACGGTTGCAAAAGAGCGTTGGCACTGGGAATATGCGCCAGGAACAGGTATGTTTTCTAGAGTACCTAGAAGCCACCCAACATGGGACTTTTTAGTATAGGAGAAAATTATGGCTTACAAACCAGATAGCCCAAATAAATATGCAGGAAAACAGGTAATTATAAATTCAGATAGATTACTATTTAACGCAAAAGAAGACGCTATTTTAATTATAGGTAACGAAACTGTTGGAATATCTACCAACGGAACTTTTAATGTTGATAGTGGAGGTGAAACAATAATAAATAGTCCGGAAATATACCTTGGATTAGATGCTGTTGAGCCAGTAGTATTAGGAGATACTCTACTAGGACTGCTTGAAGAGTTATGTGACGCACTAGCGGCAGAAACACATCCCACTCCGGTTGGCGTCAGCGGGCCGCCCATAAACGCATCTCAATATTCATCAATAAAAAGTAGATTAAAAGAATTTTTAAGTCCACAAAATAAAACACTATAACTATGCCGTTTAACCCAGCATTATTCGCAGCCGCAGTAGATAAATTGGAAGCAAATCCTCCAACTAATGCTCTTGCTTTTGCAAATGGATGGGCAGACGCATTTTACAATGGGTTTGGAAAACCAGCTCCACCATCTGTTTCTGCAGAAATAGCTAGACAAGCAGCATTTGGAATATTTATAAATGCATATAATCAGCCAGAAGACCCAGGAAAAACACTTATGAAACAAGGAGCAGCAGCATTTGCTGCATCGTTAGGACTAGGAATGCTACCAGCATTTGCAGCGATTCCACCACTATCTCCATGCCCAATATGGGAACAACAAGGAGCAACTATTGTTAAAATAACCCAATTAGGAAGTGCCGGAAATATCATGTCTTTAGTAGCTCTTCAGTGGTTTGCTACAGGAAAAGCTGTAAATACTACATCCGGTGTAACATTGCCATGGTTATAGTTAATATTTGCTATTTATTGATATTTATATATTGATAAATAGTGTATTACAAAAGAGGAAAAATTATGAAAAAATCAAATTTACTAGAGGTTATAAAAAAAGTTGTCAGAAAAGAAGTACGTTTAGCAATAAAAGAAGAACTAAACAAAAAACAACCCTCTAAAAAGACAGAATTTAATCAAATGATGGAACATGCAGATGGATTGTTTAATACAGAAAAACAAAGTTTTGCAAAAGATCCTATTTTAAATGAAGTATTAAATGAAACTGCAGCTACTCCTAAAGATCAATGGAAAACTATGGGAGGAAAAACATTAAATACAAGTGATGGTAGGGCCGGCCTAGCTTCAATGATGGGAATGGAATCACCTGAACAGATGTTTGGAGGAAAACCATCAGCCAAACAAATGTTACCAGATGACAGAAAACACGTACAAATAGACGACGAACTAGCAGGAGTATTAACTAGAGATTATAGCGGTTTAATGAAAGCAATCGATAAAAAGAAAAAATAATAACGTATAATGGAACCAATAGTAGATAACGAAAATAATGTTCAAATTGATCCTTCAAGAGGTAAAATTGTAAAGCGATCTTCAAACCCTGGACCAGGAAGAGAAGAGTTTAAAATAGAGCCTTTAGATTTTGAACAGGACATATCGCTGGGATTATCTTTACCTTTAAAGGGAGATAATGGGAGGTTATTTAATAAAAACTATTTGTCTATAGACCAAGCAGTATCAAATGTTAAAAATTTAATATTAACCGTTAAAGGCGAAAGGGTAATGCATCCAAACTTTGGAACAAATATACGAAGATTTCTATTTGAGCCAAACTACCCAAACCTTAGAGAGGCAGTTTTAACTGAAATAACCGACGCAATAGCATTTTGGTTGCCATATATTGTAATTAAGAATCCTTCAGCAGAAATACCAAAAAATCCGCAAGAAGGAACATCATTTGCAGATGTAAATCACGGTATTATTGTCCATTTAACTATAGGTTTAATTAATAATACAATAGACGAAAGAACTATTATACTAGACATAAAGGCGGATTAATATGGGACTACAAACAATTAAAAAAGATTTAAGATACCTAAATAAAGATTTTCAGCAGTTTAGAACAAAACTAATAGACTACTCTAAAACTTATTTTCCAGATGTGTTTAACGACTTTAATGAATCTTCTCCTGGAATGATATTTATGGAAATGGCAGCCTATGTTGGAGATGTATTATCTTATTATATAGATAACCAGCTTAGAGAAAGCTTAATAACAGAGGCTCAAGAAAGAAGTAATATAATGTCGATTGCAAGAGGATTAGGCTATAAGGTTAAACCAACTGTTGCAGCAAACGTAGAACTAGATGTATTTATATTACTTCCCCCAATAGGATCAGGAGCAAACGTTGTTCCTGACTTTAGATATGCCCCAGTAGTAGATGAAGGAATGCGGGTAAATGCTCCAAACCAAGGTGCACAAGAATTTTTTACGACGGCCCCAATAGATTTTACCTTTTCTAGTTCAATTGACGCGACTGATATATCGGTGTATAAAATAGACGCAAATGGTAACCCAGAAAGTTTTTTATTGAAAAAAAGTATTTACGCAAAATCTGGAACAGAAAAATCAAGAACATTTGAATTTGGTAGCCCAATTAAATTTGACAAAAGACTTTTGCCTGAAGAAAATGTTATAGAGGTATTAAATATTGTAGACACAGATGGAAATAAATATTACGAGGTAGATTATTTAGCTCAAGAAACTTCTTATGTAGATGTAAAAAATACAGCCCTTCAAGACGAAGAGCTTGCTCAATTTAATGAAGATACTCCTTATCTTTTAAAATTAAAAAGAACCGGTAGAAGATTTGTGACCAACATAAGGCCAGATATGTCAACTGAAATATTATTTGGTGCTGGAAACTCTGGACAGGCAGACGAAATAATTGTTCCTAACCCAGACAATGTTGGATTAGCACTACCATATGGAAACGTTTCTCAAATAGACAACGCCTGGGATCCATCAAATACAATGTTTACTAGAGCATATGGACAGGCTCCTGCAAATACAGATTTAACTATAAAGTATTTAGTTGGAGGAGGAGTTGAAGCCAATGTTCCAGCAGGAACCATAACTGATATAAGCTCGGTAGCATTTTCACTTGACAACGATGGATTAGCGGCAGATGCAATAAATTTTGTTAACGGATCTATAGCGGTAAACAACCCAAGACCAGCAGCTGGAGGAAAATCGGCTGAAACAATAGAAGAAATAAGACAAAATGCATTAGCGTTTTTTGCTGCTCAAAATAGAGCAGTAACTAGAGAAGATTATATTGCTAGAATATATTCAATGCCAGGTAGATTTGGAAACGTGGCAAAAGCATATTTAATTCAAGATGAACAAGAAAACCCAGACACAGGAGGTTCTTTGTCAAATCCTTTAGCTATAAATTGCTACATGCTTGCTTATAATGCAAGTGGTCAATTGGCGCCTGCAAACATAGTGACAAAAGAAAATGTTAGAAACTACCTAAGTAAATTTAGACTTTTAACAGACGCAGTAAATATTAAAGACGGTTTTATAATAAACCTTGGTGTTGATTTTTCAATAGTGCCTTTACCTGGTTATCAAGGAAAAGAAGTACTTGCTAAGTGTATACTTAAAATACAAGATATATTTGCTATAGATAAATGGCAATTTAATGAACCAATATTTTTAGGAAATGTAGCAACAGAGTTAGATAAAGTTGAAGGAGTACAAACAGTTGCTGACCTTCAAATACATTGTAAATTTGATAAGGCATCTGGATATTCTGGAAATTTTTATGACATACAATCTGCAACAAAAAACAAAGTAATTTATCCTTCTCAAGACCCAGCAATATTTGAAATCAAGTACCCATCAAAAGATATTAGAGGTAAAGTCGTAGGCTACTAGGAGAAAAAATAATGATATATTCAATCAAAGCAAATAGAGATACAACACTATACGAATTTACTTCTAGTATGAATACTGGGGTAGACGAAGTGCTACAAATACAAAAAATAGTTTCATCATCCAATACTGCTAAAACATTTAACTCTAGAATACTAATAGATTTCGATTTGTCAGCATTATCTAGCTCAGTTGCCGCAGGAGTACTAGGCGAAAATTATCCAAATGCGTCATCCCCTAAATACTATCTCAACTTATATACTCTGCAAGCAGCTGCAATAGATTATAAGTACGGAATAGAAGCCTTTCCAGTAAGCGAATCATGGAATATGGGTAAAGGAAGAAGAATAGATCGTCAAAGCGAAGGTGGAATAATAGTTACCCAAACAGAAGGATCCAGCTGGAAATATAGAGATGGAGAAAAATACTTTGGTACCCAGTGGGCTAGTGGTAGTGTGCTTGAAGGGTCAGACGGTACTGGATCTTTTTCAAATAATCCTGGAGGAGGAACATGGTATTACAACTCAGGTAGTGCTTCACAGTCGTTTGATTACGAGTTAACAGATTTAAGATTGGATGTTACCGATATAGTAAATAATTGGTTTAACGAAGAAATCGAACAAAATGGATTCATAATACTTAGGAGTGGATCACAAGAGTCAGGAGAGGTTGATGAAGAAAGAAATGGAAAACCTCTTGGAGAACTCAGTTTTTTCTCAGCCGATACTCATACAGTATACCAACCAAAACTAGAAGTCGTAACAAAAGATTACAATTACGCAACAGCATTACAGGTATTAGATACCACACTAACAGAAAGTATCGTTGACATTAAAAACTTAAAATCAAAATATAACTCAAAGTCTAGAGAAACATTTAGACTTGTAGTCAGAGAAAAATTTCCAGCAAAAACATATGACACGGTATCAGCAGCCCTAACTCAAATGGTTTTACCCGAACAAACATACTACTCTGTTAGGGACTATGTAACTGATGAGGTTGTGATTCCTTTTGATGAGCCTGGTACTCAATTGTCTGCTGATGGCAATGGAAACCATTTTAAACTCTGGATGGATCAATTTTATCCTGAAAGAAGGTATAAGTTTGTATTTAAAACTATTGGAGGAAACGTTGATTTTCCAAGTAGTCAATCTTTTTTTGATAATGATTATATATTTAAGGTGATTAACTAATGGCATACTCAAACAAAGGAAAATCTAGAAGAACTTCTCCTAGAAAAGCTAGAAGTAATAAGCGTAGGTTTCCAACCAGCCCTATAACACCTAGGTCAAATAAATACGGAGCAAATAAAATTGTCAGGCCTGTAAAGGGTTCATCTAATAGGTTTGAAGCTATTGATGAGGTATATACTCCTTTTGCTCGAGCTTGTAAAATTGAGCTGGCAAAAGAAAATCCAGAGCAATTTGAATATAGAGATGATTTTGATTATTCATTAGGTTCAATATCAATACGACCTGCAGGTAAAAACAGAATAGCTTCTGACGAAGGAGACGAAGACGGAAACAATCAAGTCGCAACAGAAAAAGTTGTGCGTAACCCGGCTGGAATAATAATTTCCACAGAAGATAGTGAAGAAAATGGAGAACGAATGGTGATTGCAAATGCTCGATATGTATTTGACAATGCAGACTTTAGAAGGATAGTTGATACTGAAATTACTGAATTAGCAGTTCAACCTCAGCCATTAGATGGTCCAAATAAAGCACCTATAGTGATAGATACCCAATGTTATCCAGGATATGGATTATTAGATGGTACTAGAAGTGATGGATACACCATTCAAACACTACCAGAGCTAGGAGAACCTAGTTATCAAATACCATCTAATAATAATGTTGCTTTTTATGCAGATGCATATAGTTATATTGATGATGACGGTACTAGAAAAAACGAAGGATTAACCTATATTTGGAGATTTACAGCAGACGGAATAGGAAATGCCCAAGCTGCAATAGTTGGAAACGAACCTATTCTTAGACTATATAATGTTCAACTACAACAAAGAGGTAGATATACTTGTGAGGTTCAAAACGAAAAAGGTAGCTCGTATACAAAAACTATATTTCTTAACCCTCTTGGAGGTTTATTAAGGGAATTAGATGACAATGGATTACCAACTGGAGCTCTTGTTAGAGATGACGATCATGACGCAGAATTTAGTCAATTTGATTCATACTTTGACTATGACACAGAAGATGGACGATGGTTCTTAGCAGAATGGAATGGAAACCAGTGGGTAGAGTCAAATCAAGAACCAAACTTTTATAAAGGAAAAGATTTGCCTAAGTCAACAAATCAAGCAAAGACTTTAATTTCAAAGGCAAGCTCTATAGCAAGCAAAAGTCAAAACCTTTCTAGGTCAAGAGCCATTGGAAAGTATTTTCAAGATTCAACTTCAAATATTTTCTTCATTGAACCAGGAAAACCAAACGTTAAATTTACAAGTATGAGTGAATACGAATCGCACAAAAGTTCGACAGGATTTACTTTCCAAGGAACAAATGAAGTAGATAAATTAACGTATAAAGACCAGGAGCTCTAAAATATATATGGCAACTAGAATAAATACATACGACCCAAAAGATATAAAGCTTATTAAAAGTAGACCAATGTTTACCAACTTTGGAACTGGTTTATTTGATGACTACGTTGAAATGCACGTTATTAGTGGTGATAACACCTTAGAGAGTTCATATAATATTAGTACTTGGTCTGTTAATCAAGAAGATACAAAAAATCAATCTCCTACAATTCAACTTAGTATTCATGAAGATATAAGAAATCTTGGATATAGATCTGGAAGATTTGATGTACAATATAATTTCTTTAGAAATATTGTAGGTAATAATTTTAACAGTTTAATTATAGACGAAATATCAAATAGTCGTATGGAAATAAGGGTTAGACCAAAAGATCCAGATGACCCATCGTTATCTGATGAATTTTTAGCCTTTGGAAGACGAGAACAAAACCCAGAAATAGCAGACGTAGAAGTAGATTTTTTCCGCGATGTAAGATTAAAC